AAAAACAATTGTCAATGAAAACCCTGACGAACAATACGACAACTAATATTCTGTCAATTGATATAGATTATGCTTATAGTCCTACAATATCAGTGTATGACGACTATATTGAAGGCGTTAGAATATCAGAAGAAGAACAGGAGTCAATTTTACAGAAACACAATGTACCTAAACCAACTTGTAATCCTGAAAAGATAAAAGTTCTCGAATCTGTAATTAAAACCAAAATCAATTTAAACGCACCAATTATATTGATTGAGAATCATGATCAAATATTAGATTTTTTACCAAACAATAAACAATTAGCAATATATAATTTTGACCATCATCATGATGTATATTATCCCGGCTGGCATTCTCTCGATACTTTAGACGAGGGAAATTGGGTTTATTTTTTGAAAGATAAAAACGTTTCAGAATATATATGGATTAGAAACGAAGACTCTGAGAATATGGACTTTGATTTGCCAGAGCTTGACTTTTTAATAGAAGAACGATATAATATAGAAAATATGCCTATGTTTGATTTAGTCTTCTTCTGTATTTCATCAAGATGGACAGGCTCCACAGGCAAACAAAATATTATGAGGTTGATTGATTTAATATCATGAATGTTAGAAATTTAATCGAAGAAAACTATTTGCACTTTAACGCTGGTGAATTGAGAGATGCCTTACGTGCTTTGGAGATCCATATCGAAAAAGGTAATAAGATATTTATCACGTTGTCGGGAGCTATGAGCACAGCCAGAATCGGCCGCTTATTAGCACCAGCCATTCAAAAAGGCTTGATTGGCGGAATCTGCTGCACCGGAGCAAACCTTGAAGAAGATGTTTTTAATGCTATCGAGGGTCATCGATATAAACAAGTTGATTGGCGTAGTTTGTCTCCGAGCGATGAAGAAGAATTAGTTAAAGATGGCTGGAACCGCGTAACTGACACTTGTATACCTGAAAATGTTATGCAACATGTGTGGGGATTATTACTAGAATCTTGGAATGAACAAAGTGGTAAAACTCCTTATTTTCATTTGTGTTGTGTTTTAGATAAACTTATTGAAGATGGCGTTATAGTTCCACGATTAAACGAGTCTTGGGTTTGGGCAGCGCATAACGCTTGTATACCCGTATTTGTTCCCGGTTGGAGTGATAGCACAACAGGTAACATGTTTACTGCCAGTGTAAAGAAGGGTGAGATCAAAACAGGTTATAACGCTGTTGTAAGTGATGCTGAACAATTTGCGATATTGGCAAACTGGTACGAATCACAAATTACTGAATCCGGTGAAAGCCCAGCGTTTCTTCAAATTGGTGGGGGTATTGCTGGAGATTGGCCAATATGTGTTGTTCCATCTTTAAGACAAGATGAAAATAAAGATGTACCGCATTGGGGCTACTTTTGTCAAGTTTGTGATGCACCAGCATCGTATGGTGGATACTCAGGGGCGCCCCCAAATGAAAAAATTACATGGGATAAAGTTTCAAGTCAAACACCTAGATTTGCAATACAATCTGATGCAAGTATTGTTCTACCTTTAATATTGGACTATTTATTAACGAAATGAAACTCCTACTTGAAAATTGGCGCCAGTATGTGAACGAAGTGGTGGATGACGTATTCACGGGCAATTGTGGTATGTTTGGTATTGCTTTGGCTGAAGAAGCACAAAGAAGAGGTATTGACGCAGCACTAGTATTTGCACATAATGCTGATACAGATAAAGAATTGATCTATGGAGACTATAAAATTTACCATGTAGCCTTAAAGATCGGAGACAAGTATTATGATGGCAGAGGGGAAATCCGATTAAGCGAATTAGTATCATTTATGTTCGAGGTACCAGAAGATATGAATGTTGATGCTTTTAATCTTGTAAACCTAGACCAGATGAAAAGTGCTATTCGTCGTAATACGGCTTGGAGTGCGACCTGCAAGGATTTCAAAGAAAAGGCAAAACAATTTTTAGATAAAATGGGATATACAAATGAAACTCCTACTTGAAAATTGGCGAAAGTTCATAAATGAAAATATAGAATCAGCTAAACGTTTATCCATTTTTGATTTTGATGAAACAATAGCATTTTCTGAAGGATATATTATTGTTATAGATAAACAAACTGGTAAACAATTTAATATTTCATCTCAAGAAGAATATGACAAGCTTAAAAACGATGGTGGTTACGAGTTTGATTTTTCTCCGCTTGATCAAGTAAACAATGCGGTTGAGAATCCAAATATTACTTCTATCCTACGAGATAGACTAGCTGACTCAAATACACAAGTCATGATTTTAACTGCTAGAGCACCCGTAGCAATCGACGATATTCACAGAGTATTGCGAACTTTTGATGATCCAATTAAAACAAATAACATTATTATGATTGGCAACGAAGGTGGAAATAAAGGTGAATATGTTAGAGATGTCATACTTTCAAAATATGATAATATTAAAGAAATAGAATTTTATGATGATTCTGAGAATAATATTGTTGACATGAAAGTAGTAAAAAACGAAACATCTGAAAATGGTAGAGTGGAAAACTTTGATATTTATAAAGTGGTAGAAGGTATTCCAGAAAAAGTGCCCTGAAACAACTAGTTATATCGTGGAGGGTTCACGATGTCCAGTAACGGTTGGGAAAATTATTCTAAACTTGTTTTACAACAACTAGAAACTTTGTCTGGTGGTATTGATGCATTGCGCTTGGAATTACAAGACGTTAAATATCAATTAACTGAACTTAAAGCAAGAGAAGACAAAGTTCAAGAATTAAAAGTTTGGAAGGATAAGATGGATGATATAGCATCACCTCCACAGCTTAAAGTCGCATTGCAAGAAATAGAAGAACTCAAGTTATATAAAACAAAAGCAATGACTGCTTTTATGGTTGTTCAGTTTGTCATGGCAACAGCAATAGCATTAAGTAGTTATTTTTAAAATGGCCAAGGTTAAAAAAATAACCAAAGAAGCCTTACAGATATTAAAACTAGCTGCGAAACAATTTAATGGTTCGATACCATACGAAGAAGATTTAGAAAATATAGAACTTTTACCAGAAGTGGGAATAGATGGCACAGGTAATTTGTTTTGTTATAGTCCTGATTACAAATCATTTGTAAGCATTAAAAAAGGACAGAAAGCGATTATATTAGATGATTTCGATGGAGACGATGAGGTTTTAATTTACACTTATGATGGGTTTGTTGTTATAATAAAAGTAGAAAATCTTATTTTTACTGGTTTTGATTAATGCTGTTTGAAATTAATAAATTTTGGAAAACACTACTTTCAATTTTATTTTTCTTCACGCTTTATCACATTATCGGGTTCCAACCAACAGTTATTTTATTATTAATCCTTTTGTTAAATTCTACTAATTAAACAACAGGGCATGATAAAAAAAATTAAAAAATTTTACACCTACGATTATGACGGTGTATCAAAACCTATAAATGCAAATTACTTAGTTAATTGCATAATTGAAGGTGAAATTAAGTCAGTTGGAATTTTTGAGCAATCTGAAGAGGCAGAAGAACAGCTAGCTAAATATTTAGGTAAAGGCTTATGTGCATGGATTGTCAGGAATAATGAACGTTAAAAGTGAATTTGGAAGTTTAGTCTCAGAAAAATTTAATGTTGGCGATATTGTGCAATGGACCACTTGGGATGAAGAAACTAACGAATGGAGCTTGAATTACGGTATTTTACTGAAAGTTGAAAATATGATAAAATCAAATCGTATGGTTTCTATTTCTACTGTAAAGCCTTTAAATGAACAATACGAAGAAAAGGAATTGTTTACAATTAGTTTAAAACTAGTAAAGAGTAGTAGTTTGAATAGCAAATTCAGGCGTTGATAACTATTTATATTGAGTTTTTCTATGTTTAAAGTCATATCACCGATGGTAAAGCAATTTTTACCTTTCGCACAAAAAAGAATGGGGTTTAAAAATCCACCAAAACTTTTTTTGCGTCGTGATAACGAAAACGCAGAAAAATCACTGGGTAAAACAGCGTATTATGACCCAGAAAATAGAAGTATTACAGTGTATGTTACCGGTCGTCATCCTAAAGATGTCATGCGTTCCATATCTCATGAGTTAGTACATCACTCTCAAAATTGTAGAGGCGAATTTGATAAAGTCGGTTCTATGGGAGATGGGTATGCTCAAAATGATGAGCACTTAAGAGAAATGGAACGTGAGGCATATGAAGTTGGAAATATGTGCTTCAGAGATTGGGAAGACAGTGTAAAAAACACTACTTATTTTGAACATCTACAAAAAGGAGAAAAAAAGATGTCTACTAAAGATTGGAAAAACAAAGAAGTAACTCAGCTTCTCGCAGAAGCTTGGGGTTTTAAATTTAACTCACTTGATGAGTTTAATGAATTCAGCGGTGAAGGTGAACTTCAAGCAGAAGGTGAAGAAGAAGAAGTTGAAGAAGGTCGTCAACCACGTATGCAACGTCAAAGACAAGACTTAAATAGTCCAACACAATCTAAGCGTGCAACTCGTCCTTCCCCAGAAACGCGCGATGGCGATGATGATGATATTGACGAAGGCGAAGATCACGGCGATAAAAAAGATCTTGATGAAGGTGCTGAAGAGGAACTTGACGAGCAATCAAAAAGTGATTTACCTGACCGTGGTGCAGGACGTGCTGCTGGCGGCCGTCGTTTAGACGAAGAAGAGGAAGATCTTGATGAAGCTGCAAAACCTGATTATATCGATTTAGATAAAGACGGTGACAAAGAAGAATCTATGAAGAAAGCTGCTGCTGATGCTAAAAAGAAAAAGCATGGTAAAGACGACGATAAGAAAAATGAGTCCATTGATCCTTTACAAGAAGCAATTGCTAACTTACTTCGTAAGCATCTTAGAGGTTAAAAACATGTCCGGTAAGTATAAAAGTTGCTCTTAAATTGAGCAGGAATAAGTTTATACAAAAACTATTATTATTACATTCAAAAGAGGAACAAACAATGTCATTAGACAAAGCGTGGAAAGATTTTTTAAATGAGAGTGTTGATGAAAAGACTATCTTTACCTATATTCAAGGTCTCCAAGAAATTATTTCCAATCTTAAGCCAAGAACACTAACTGAAAAACGAAGGTTACAGTTAGCCAAACAACACTTACGTGAAGTTAAAAGATTTGCACGTAAATTGAATAATGATATTGGTGTTCTTCAAGAAAAACTTAATATACTGGAAGAGTCAAAAGGGGATGAATAATGGCGAAAGCTAATACTCATCTCACACACTTAGAAGAATTGGTGCTTACCCAAGGCTCAGCCGGCTATAGCATGGCTAGAGCCTTCCTTCTAGAGCTTTTAAAGGTTCTTAAGGGTAACACCAAGTCTAAGATTCAAACGTCCGTCAAATGGGACGGAGCGCCTGCTATTTTCGCTGGTACAAATCCTGAAAATGGTAGGTTTTTTGTTGGTACTAAATCTATTTTTAATAAAGTACCAAAGATTAATTATACAGAAGAAGATATTGTTAAGAATCATGGGCACGCGCCCGGACTAGTTGATAAATTAACTAAAGCTTTACGGTATCTACCATCTCTTAAAATCCAAAACATTCTGCAAGGTGATTTTATGTTTGACGATGGAATGGTGTCGACTATTGAAGTTGATGGTGAGCCTCATTATCGCTTTAAACCAAACACCATTACATATACAGTTCCTGTAAACTCTGATCTTGGAAGAGAAATTGGTGAGTCTAAGTTTGGAATTATTTTTCACACAACTTATAATGACTTAGATGGCAATGCTAGTTTTGGCGCTGATATATCTGGACTTAGAAAAACACCCGGAGTGTGGTTTGATGATGCGTACTTTGATGACAATACGGGTGTTGTAACATTAACTGAAGATGAAGAAGCTGAAATTACTAGATTAGTAACGGAAGCTGACGAAGTTAATGAGCGTATCAATTATGAGGATCTGCCATCAGCACTTTTAAACATTTATATTAACAGTGAAATTAAAGCAGGTAACTTTTTGGAAGATCCAGAAAGCTCATATGTCGGATTCTTAAACTGGTATTCACAACGTTCACAAAAGAAGATAAACAATCTTAAAAGTGTGAAAGGTAAACAAAAAGCAACACAAAACACTAAACAGACTTTACAATCTTTTAAAGAAAGAAGAGAAGACATAGAGAATATTTTTAGAATTAGTCGATTATTATTTGAAGCTAAAAACATTTTTATTCAAAAATATAATAACGCTGTATACAGAACAAGACATTTTATTGAAAATGAATCTGGAGATTTAGTCGCTAGTAATCCGGAAGGATACGTTGCTGTCGATCACAAAGGCAACGGAATAAAATTTGTTGATAGATTAGAATTTAGTAAAGCTAATTTTGCCATTGATAAAAGTGACAAGTTCTCGCCTGAACTAAATGAAGATGAGGATGAAGACGATGATCCGGTGATTGATGATGAATATCCAAAAACCGTAGCCGTCGTGCCCGGAGCTTTTAAACCGCCACATCTTGGACATTTGGATATGGTGCGAAAATATGCTAACATGGCTGATGAAGTTATTGTCATAATATCAAAACCAACCAAACAAGGAAGATATTTACCTAACGGTCGGGAAATTACTTCTGCAGATTCTCTCAATATTTGGAACATATTAGCCAGTGATTTACCAAATGTAGATATAGTTACCTCAAAAACACACGCATCACCTATCAATGCTGCATATGAATATGTTGGTGAGGAGGGTCCTGTTAATATTGGTGACACTGTTATATTAGGTGCTAGCACTAAAGATGACGACTGGAAAAGATGGCTCGGCGCAGAAAAATACGTTAAAAACGGGGTAAAACTGCTCGATCCAGAAAAAACCGCAGTTAATCCCACAGTGCGCGATAGTGGAGAGCCATATAGCGCAACAGATTTTCGCAATGCGCTCGGTGATCCTAACAACAATCGCGAAGAAATTGCCGACTTTGTTGGAGCACAGAACGTTAACGCAGTATTAGATATACTTGGGCTCGACACCATCGGTGAAATGTCAGGAGCGGGTGCTGTTGGGGGATATGCAGCCCCTTTGGGATATGGGTCGGTTAGACCCAAAAGCAAAAAGAGAAAGAAAAACGAATACATCGATTTAAGTTTGATTGATGAGGTTATGAAACTAATTAAGGAAAGAGGCATTGTAAAATGAACCAACAAGAAGAACAAATCTTAAGACAGAGTATAAGAGAAATTATTCGCTCTGTCAAGAGTAAAAAACTAAATGAAGAAATTCAACTTCGTAAGTTAATCCAAGGTTTTTTGGATATTGAATTTAAAAACTTGAGTGAAAAAGTCAGTGACACGGACCCAACTCCAAATAAGTCTACTGGAATTAATGTTTTGGAACAATTATTAAAAAAGATTGTTCCTATTGTAGAAGAAGATTATAAGTCTTTAACAACAAATAAAGAACAAAGAGATTCTTACAGATCACATATTGTTAACGCTGTAGTTAATACTTTAACTCCCGTTGAAATCAATAATGATGCACACAAAGGTGAGTCTGAAGGCATAGAAGATATGGAAGAGGAGGTATCGATTAATGTTGGCGGTTCTGATGATGATAAGTTTATCGATATTCGCACTGATGCCGAGAAATCTGCAGATGATGAAGAAAAGGAAGTGGATCCGAGAGATTCGTTCGGAGCGGGCGTCGAAGGTGACGAAACTGGGCGTAATGTGGCGTACCAATCGTTCAAAAAAATAGAAACAAATATTATTGATGCTTATGAATTACTTTCAAATCCTGAAGACCAAGAATTGTTTTATGATTATTTAATCGCGAATCTTAAACTTTACTTTAAAAAGTTCGAGCAAGAATTAGAACCATCAGTCGATGAACCTACAAACAAGGCTTATGATATGGCGGCCGCTGATCAACCAGCAACTGAGCCTGCAGGTGATGATGCAACTGAATTAGAGTTATAATGTCTGAAAAAGAAAAAACTATCACAGAATTATTAGAAGATGAATTTGGATCCACTTTAGCTGGAGTTACCGATATCGATAATTTAAAAGAAGCTTTATTTATTGCAAATAGAGTTACTGACGAGCAAATTAAAAAAAATTTACCGGATGATGTTGATCCCAATAATCTAGACTCTATAATTCGACCTGCAAAATATCGAAGAGACGAAGACGGTACCCTCGTAAAAATCAAAGATAAGTTCACTTTAAGAGATCTTATTTTACAAAATCAAGAACCTCAGACACTAATGGCAGAAATAATTGATGCTTACATTAATTCTAAATTAGGTGGATCAGAATAAAATCAAAAAATATTCGTTTTTTACTTGACAAGATAAAAAATCAGTATTATAGTTAAACTGTCAGTTGTGAAAGTCTATGAAAGATTATAGTACTATCAATAAATTAAAAGATCATAATATTATTAATGATCAGTTATTAGTTTGTATTAATAAACTATCACTTGAAGATCTAATCGCTATCAAATTAGAATTATCTACTAATTTACTAAATAACAGATTATATGGTTTAGATATTTGGAATAAGATGGATTCTATTACTAAAGAAGCTTTATTAAAATTTTCTTTATCAGTTACGAAAACTAAAGCTGATGCTAGTAGATTTTTAGGTATCACACAACAGAATTTTAATAGAATTTGTAAAACATATAAGGTATTTGAAAATGAAATTAATTAGTATACTCAGCTTGTTAACATGTGGACCTGCTGAACTTGAAACACAAAAGACAGACACACAATCAAAAGTTGCTGAAGAAATTCCAACTGAGTTTGGTGTTATTGCTGCTGAAGGTTGTTCTCAAGCTTCTGTTGGCTCAACAGCGTGTAATATTGTTCTCTATGACCAAAATAAAGAGGTCTGGCAATTAAAAAATCAAAAAGATAAGATTGTTGTGTTAGATTTCTCAGCTATGTGGTGTGGTCCATGTCAGCATGCTGGTAGTTTTACACAAACTATTCAAGATAGTTATTCTAATGTTATCATGGCTACTATTCTAATTGATGGTTATTATTCAGGTATTGAACCCACTGAGGAAGAAGTTAATGGTTGGGTAAGCAATCATGGTATTACTACAGCACCGGTTTTGTATGCCAGTAGAGAGCTAATATTCGATACTACTGGTATTGGTTTAGACGGATACACTATAACTGGGTTTCCTACTTATGCTTATGTGGACACAGATGGTAAAATTCAATATATGCATACTGGTTTTAATGAATTGTATGTGAGAAATATTATCGAAGGTTTACAATAATGTGGAAAGTTTATAAATACGATGGAAATTATATTCAGGGTGATTTAGTTAGCAAGCATTCATCTGAAAATGCAGCATTAAAAGCAGCTAAAAAAAATATTGGTCACACTCACACTAAAAAGAAAAAAGTCAATAATGAAATTAGAATTTGGCTTGATAGTGTTAATCATACACCTATGGGTGTCATAATAAAAAATACTAGAGGATCTAGTTAGTATAGATAACGGGGGTGCCATGGTTTCGACAGGGTACTAAAGAAAAATAGTGCAAGCAGGTTAGATACGACCTTAACAGTTCAAAATAATTTAGTTGCAAATAACAACTTACACTTTGAACAGCGCTTAGCCGCTTAGTAGGGAGGCTGATTAGAGCCTTCTATCCAATCTAATCAAAACAACAGACAAGTTGTAAAAATCAAAAAAACTTATCGCAACAGGATGGTAAGCGATATTTTATAACCATCTATCTTTGTCAGTTTGTGATAGAAACTGAATAAGCTTGTGAATGACTACAATTGGAAGTATTCTGGACGCGGGTTCGACTCCCGCCACCTCCACCATCTAAAGGAATACTATGAATATGATTAACTGGTTGCAAAATTTTTATAGCAACGAAAAAAAAGAAAAAATAATTAATAGAATTGTAAAACCAATTGATTCAATTGAAGACGCACTTTGGGATATTAAAGAAGATTACGATCTTGAAACTGAAGAAATTGAAAAAACAGTTCTTGACAAAAGAAAAAATATAGAGTATATGTATAAGTCTATAAAAGAAAAAACTAATGGTGATTTATGAGTGAAGAAAAAAAAGCAACTGTGATGGTCTCTGGTGGCTTTGACCCAGTTCATGCTGGACACATCAGAATGATTAGACACGCAGCGCAATATGGTGATGTAATTGTTATCGCCAATTCAGATAATTGGCTTTACAGAAAAAAAGGTTTTGTTTTTATGGAATGGGACCGCCGCGTTGAAATTTTAAACGCTATCAAAGGTGTTATTTTAGTTGATTCAGTTGATGATACCGATGGTACTGTTTGTGAAGCTATCACCCGACATAATCCCACCTTTTTTGCGAATGGTGGTGATCGAGGCAAATCTAATACTCCAGAGCAAGCAGTTTGTGAAAAGCTTGGTGTTCAACTTTTATGGGGTATTGGCGGCGAAGAAAAATTAGATAGTTCTTCTGAGCTTGCTAAAAAAGCCCGAGATTTTAACTCTCCTGAAAAACGTGGTGATGTAAAACATTCCGGTCGATGATTTAGTACTGTATTTAGAATAATGGGCAATGAAAAAACTTTAAAACTTGATTCTTCATATAGACCAATTGAAGTGATAGACGCTCTTGAAGCATTAGTTCTTTGTTTGGTTGGAAAAGCGCAAGCACTAGAAAGCTATAGCAGTGTAATCAATTCAGTAAGCGAAAGTTTTAACTTACCTGCAGTAATTGTACTTAAACGTATTGTAAAATTCAGGTACCACACCATTCCATGTCATAGAAAAAATATTATATGGCGTGATCAAAATCAATGTCAATATTGCTCAAAGCATTTTACGGCCGACAAATTAACCATAGACCATGTATTGCCTCGTTCAAGAGGTGGTAAAAATAAGTGGAATAATCTAGTTGCAGCTTGTAAAAAGTGCAACCAGCGAAAAGGTGATAAAACACCAGAAGAAGCTAATATGCCACTTTTAAAAGAGCCCAAAGTCCCTAGATCTGATATATTTAAAAATATAAGCGATTGTCAAGTATCATCAAAATGGGATTATTATCTTTGGTAAGCATTATTTGATTGACAGTAACAATCAAATACGTTATGATTACTATAATGCCCCTTAGCTCAGTTGGTAGAGCAGGTGACTGTTAATCACCTTGTCCGCGGTTCGAGCCCGCGAGGGGCAGCCACTTAACAAAGGAGAAAACATGTCTGTTGTAAAAAGACTACAATCACTAAACTTGCCTGAAGACGCAATGATTACGCTCACTCGTGAAGAGGGAACAGATGTCTTCGTTTATAATGAAACAGAAGTAGAAGATGCAATGAATGAAACAAGTGTTATTCATGATTTTGCGTCTTTAATTGCTAACACTAAACTTGATGCTCGTAATCAATGGAGTGGTAATATTATTCAACATCTTCGTGATAATGAATATCTTGAAGAGTATGAACGTGGTAGTTTTGCATTTGAAGATTTTCTTGCTGAGATGCTCACAGAAAATTTTTATGATACTGATTTAATTGAACATTCTACTGAGAAATATGATCACAAAAGAGGATTTTGCACTTTAACAGCACGAGTGGAGGTACCGCTCGCTAATTTTGTGGAAGTTAATCCGTTTGTTTCTGGTTGGACTGTATCTGTTGAAACCAATAATGGCACTTTATCATTTGATGCATAGCGCTGTTCTGCTCGCTTAATAAGCAGAAGGGGGCTGCCGACCCAAACGTAGGCAGAGGTTTCCGGTTATCCTAGTCCATGGCAAAAAACCGGTTTTATTGGGGTGAAGCGCCACTGGCAGGTGCACCGGGTTGTTACCCCGGCCGTTGTTGGTTCAAGTCCAGCCGCCCCAGCCATTTTTTAAATACTATCATATTTACTATGTGGAAGAAGTAGCAGAGTTGATGATTTTAGCTATGGTAATGTTCCTTGCTGCTTTTTTCTGTTTCAAAGTTTTATTGTTGCCTAATATTACAATGTCAACAATTGAAAAAGTACATGACATCGAAAAGAAAATACGCGATAAATGATAAAGTCTTAATTAGAGGCTTTACTAAACCAGTTGTTAAAGTCATATTAAAAAAAAGATATGAACCTGCGAAAAATATGCTCGGTGTTTCTGGCTGGTATGCAAAAATAATTTATAAAAAAGATGTTTATAAGTTAATAAAATCTGGTGTACCATATAAGAAAGATGAAAAACCCACAGTTTGGGTTTTTGATTGGCAAATAATTAAAAAATTGCCCGCATAGCTCAACTGGTAGAGCAACGGTTTTGTAAACCGTAGGTTGGGGGTTCAAGTCCCTCTGCGGGCACCATTCATTATGACAACTAAATTAGATCACATAGGGCTTATTGTAGATGAGCCTCGACTTGCAGCAAAATGGTATCAGCTTAAATTCAATGCTGAGATTTTGTATATGGATGACACTTGGGCATTTGTACAATTAGAAAATGTAAAGATCGCATTTGTTATTAAGGGTCAACATCCTCAGCATTTTGCTATTGAAGTTGATGAGTTTGATGAGGATGACGTTCTAAAAGAACACCGAGATGGTTCTATATCAACTTATAAGAAAGATCCTTGGGGTAATATTTACGAATTAATAAAATACCCAGAAACTTCTTGACATTGATATAAGTTAATGTTAAATTATTAGTATTACTGGAGGGTAATATGAATCATTTGGGCTATGCCTGTATTAATATGGGCTTTTCTTCGTTGCCTAAAAAACAACGCATCACAACTAACCGAAGTATGATTCGTCGCACTTTTGATGAACGCGGTATTGAGTATGCATCAGAATTAGCTCTGCAAAATCTTAGAGATTTGCGAACTATTCTTGAATGGAATTTGAAGAACGAAATTTACTTTTATCGACTTTCTTCAGATATTATTCCTTGGGCTTCTGAATATAGTCTCTCAGATATGCCTAATTTCGGTGCTATTCACGCCGCAGCACTTAGGGCGGGTAACTATGCCCGAGAGCATGGAATGCGCCTCACAGCGCATCCGGGTCCGTTTAATAAACTGGCATCTCCAAAAGAACGTGTGTTTCAACTTACTAAAACAGATTTATCAGTTCATGCTGAGTTGTTTGATCTGATGGGTTTACCTCGTACTCCATATGCCAAGCTTAATATTCATGTCGGTGCTGCTTATGGTGACAAGCCGTTTGCCCTTGATAATTTTTGTCGTAACTTTGAGCGTCTACCAGAAAATGTACGTTCACGGTTGACTGTTGAGAATGACGATAAAGAGTCGCTGTATTCAACACTGGAACTATACGAGGGCGTTTACAAGCGCATTGGCGTTCCAATTGTGTTTGACTATCATCATCACATGCTGCACACCGGTGGACAAACTGAACAAGAAGCACTAGAGCTTGCACTTTCCACATGGGGAGATATTAAGCCTGTGGTTCACTATGCAGAGTCTCGTTCGGCCGAGCATAATAATCCTAAAATTAAACCACAAGCACATTCAGACTTGGTGTATAATACACTTAATGATTATGGTCACGAGTTTGATATTATGATTGAAGCTAAACACAAAGAATTAGCACTAATGAAATACCGTATTCTATTAGAACAAAAGGGGGAGTGATAATGGAAATGTATCAAGTTTTTATAAATTGCGTTGTAGCGTTTATCGTCTTAGGATTTACGTTCTCGCTTTATATATTAGATAATATGGATAACTAATGTCAGATAAAGTATACTATGATGAAAGTTGTTATGTTTGCTCACTAGAAATAGCTGCTGTTCGAGACCGTGCAGAAGCATGTGGAATTGAGTTTATAGACATTAGTGCTGATGACTTTGACGGAGATATCAAAGACTTTGAAAAAGAAATGATTGGCTGGTTTAGCTCAAAAGCAACAAAAGGACCTGAAACATTTCGCCTAATGTATGATAAAATGGGATTTAAGAAATCTGTTTGGTTTTCACGACTTCCAATTATTAGAATTATTTTTGATACGGGTTACTATGTTTTTGCATTTGGAATCCGTCCATATTTACCGAGGAAAAAGAAATGAAATTTATTAAAGATTTTCTCTTCAACAGAGAAATTAAAAGTATTAACAAAAAAATTGCAAGACTACAAACTCAAGCGCTTGAACTACAACGCAATGGAAAGCTTAGGTTGTACGCTGAAGTTATGAGAGAAATTGATATAGCATCAACTTTATTAGTTGAAAAACTTGATAGTCGTAAAGAGCAAAGTTATACTGAACCAGACAGCGATCTAGTTGATTACGATGGTATGGGAAATCAGGGTCGATTCCCAGCGGGCAAAAAGTAGTGGCAAGACAAGAAGTTGACAGCACATATTTTGATAAGTGGAACCCAAATGTGGACTACAGCAAACACCCAGAGCTTTATCGAATTGGTCGAGGACAGCAGGGTGTATTAATTTGTGAGCCATATAAGTCTGATATATGTGCCTATTGGAGATTTAAAACTGTTCGCGAAGCTCAAGTATCCAGTCAAAATATTCTTGTGATGTTTTACGATTATTTGAATAATGAAGATTTTGTTGGTGCTGACATGGCTAAAAAGTTTTTACACATGGGATTTACCCGTGCTCGTAGATATGCTAACCACCGCGATGGTAAAAAATATAACGATGACGGAACTATTATTCCACAGGAGCCCGACGCTATGACATGTGAAAAAGCGCAATCAGCAAGAATCTTTTATTCAGCATGGAAAGAGGCTCGCGAAAACAAAAAATATCTTCAAATGAAATCTGAACATAAAAGTTTATATGGTTATTAAAAGCTATTAAATACTATTTAATGTTAGCGAGTCTAGTATGGCTAAAAAAAATTATGTGTTAGATACAAGCGTTTGCTTAACCGACGCTGATGTACTTTTTAAGTTTGATAATCACGACATATTTCTACCATTAAAAGTCTTAGAAGAAATTGATGGACATAAAAAGCGTCAAGATTCTGTCGGCGCTAACGCTAGAAAAATCATACGAATTCTAGATGATTATCGCTCCAAGGGTAGTTTAGAAAAAGGCATTCGTATTGATAAAGGTAAAGGTATTTTAAAAGTAGTATCGTTTACTGATTTAAAACAAGTTATCTTTCCACCTGATTTAGATTTGCGACATCCTGATCACATAATTATCGCAACTGCTAAGACTATTCAGGCAAACAAAGATAATCGAAAAACTATCGTAGTTTCTCGTGACATTAATATGCGAGTTATATGTGATTCTGTAGGGATTACAGCCGAAGATTACGTTTCAGAAAAAGCTGTAACATCATCCGACGATCTTTATAATGGATTTGTTGTGGCTAATTTTGATGATGAGGTAATTGATAGATTTTATTCTGGAGAAGACATATATCCGCAAAGTCTTAGCGAGGAAATGTCTGGAATTATTTATCCAAATCAATATGTCATGATGGTTAGTAATGCTAATGAAAAAAAATCTGCGCTAGCTAGATTTAAATCAGAGCATGAGCCACTGTCCAAAATAGTGCATAAAACACTACCTGATTGGAAAATAGAATCTAGAAATAAAGAACAAGCATTTGCAATTGATATGCTTATGGATCCAAAAATTAAAATCATCTCTCTCGTCGGTCGCGCCGGATCTGGTAAAACACTTTTAGCCATTGCGGCCGGTTTGCAGCAAACAATTGGTTTAAGACAAGATGAGAATAACTATTCAAGACTTATTGTATCACGACCAGTTCAACCACTTGGTAAAGATATAGGCTACTTGCCCGGAACTATGGAAGAAAAAATGTTACCATGGTTAATGCCTATTCAGGACAACTTAAAGTTCCTAATGGGAGATCGTACATCACTTGAAATGTACATGGAAAAAGGCAAAATTGAGATAGAAGCACTTACGTATATTCGTGGACGATCTATATCAAATGCTTTTATCGTAATTGATGAAGCTCAAAATTTAACAAAACATGAAATTAAGACTATTATTACTCGTATTGGTGAAGGTACAAAAATAGTTTTGACTGGAGACGTTGAGCAGATTGATAATGTATATGTTAACGAAACCTCAAATGGATTAGCGCATGCTGTTGAAAGCTTTAAGAATTACCATATTTCAGGACACATGACATTCAGGAAAGGCGAACGATCTGAACTCGCAACTCTAGCATCAAAAGTTTTGTAAACAAAAAACCAATAATTTATTATAATATTATAGGAAGGTTATTATGAATGAAGAAAAAATTATTACTGAAAAAGAATACAATCGTGAAGACTTATTGAGCGTAGTCGTACAACAGGATTCAGAACTTAAAGAACATCTTGTAAGGTACGTTGGTGAAAAGTTTGATCGTGAAGAAGTAACTGTGCACATGATTGCAGAAATTATGGCACATGAGTTTCCAGAGTTCATGGTTTCAGTCGCTGAAGAAAACTTTTTACGTGGATACAAATTAGGATTAGATGATGGAACAGAACTCCTTAATAAGCAGAATGAAGGAAGCCACTCAGAAGAGTAACGTAGATTTTTATACTCCAAACGGCTTACATGTATATTTTAAAGATGAATTATTAAATGACGACTTAAATGTTGAAAAAGTAATTTCTAAATTTGAATCTCTTTTGCCAAAAGATTTTTCATCGCTTATCGAAATGATTATAGTTGGACAGTTTGAGGAATTTGAAGAGCGTTCAATTAACGCTTTTTATGATTCTGGCACGATTTACGTATCAAACATACAAGACGATTTTAATGATTTACTAGACGACATAATTCACGAAACTGCACACGCTGTTGAAGAACAGTATGGGTTTGAAATTTATGGCGATAGAAAAATACACGATGAATTTCTACAAAAAAGAATGTTCTTGCATGATTTGCTTTGGAATATGGATTATCGAGCACCTCGTTCTTTTTTTAATGATGTAGAATTTAATCAAGAATTTGATGATTTTCTTTTTAAAAAAGTTGGGTACGATAATTTTAGAAAAGCAACATCGGGAGTGTTCTTAACTCCTTATGCAGCCACATCGTTACGTGAATATTTTGCTACTGCATTCACAGAATATTACATGGACTCAAATCATAAATTTTTATCTAAGGTTGCAAAAACACCATTTGAGAAAATC